AACCTCGGTGATGCCAATACCGATGATATCGTAGTTGCTGGTGAGTTTGCATCCAGTCTGGTTCCAACAGACGATGCAACTTACGATATTGGTGGAGACGCTAGCAAGCAGTGGAGAAATGCCAACTTTGCTGGTATTGGTACATTTGATGGTGGATTAGACATTGGTGGTGAAGCATCTCTTGCTTCTGCCACAGTAGAAGACTTAACATCGGGTAGAGTTGTTCTTGCTGGAACAGGTGGTGCTCTTGAGGACAGTGGTAACCTAACCTTTGATGGTTCTACTTTAACTGTAACTGGCGATGCCACTGTAACTGATTCTATCTCCATTACTAAAGATGCTTCGGTTGGAAGTGCTCTTACAGTAACTGGTGCTATTGATGGTAATGGTGGTGCTGATATTTCTGGTGGAGAAACAACACTATCATCCGCTTCAATCACCGACCTAACCTCAGGAAGAGTTGTTCTTGCTGGAACCTCTGGTGCTCTTGAGGACAGTGGTAACCTAACCTTTGATGGTTCTACTTTAGCTGTAACTGGTGATGTATCGGTTACAGATTCAATCTCAGTTACCAAAGACGCTGTTGTTAGTGCTGGTCTTACCGTAACTGGTGCCGTTGACTTTAATGGTGGACTGAATGTCTCTGGTGCAGAATCTATTCTTTCTTCTGCTACAGTTTCTGACCTAACCTCAGGAAGAGTTGTTCTTGCTGGAACCTCTGGTGCCCTGGAAGACAGTGGTAACCTAACCTTTAACGGTTCACTTCTCACGGTTACTGGCGACGTTACAGTTACCGACTCTATTGCAGTCACTAAGGATGCTGTTGTTAGTGCTGGTTTAACCGTAACTGGTGCTGTTGACTTTAATGGTGGTGCCAACATCTCTGGTGGAGAAACAACACTATCATCTGCTACAGTCTCTGACCTGACTTCTGGTCGTGTTGTTCTTGCTGGAACTTCTGGTGCTATTGAGGATAGTGGAAACCTCACATTTAATGGCACAACACTTAATGTTACTGGAAACGCAACTGTAGATAATGTAAGAATTGATGGAAATGAAATTGATACAACTTCTGGTGGTTTAACACTTGACTCTGCTTCTTGTACAGTTACCGTTGATGATGACCTGACTATTAATGGAAACTTCACGGTTCTTGGAACTCAGTCCATCATCAATACAGAGACTCTGAAAGTCGAAGACTCTCTGATTGAAGTCGGTCTGGTCAACAGTGGTGGTTCACTTGTTCCACCATCATCCGATGCCAATATTGACGTTGGTGTCGTTCTACACTACTACAGTGGTTCTGCTAAGACCGCTGCTATGTTCTGGGACGACAGTGCTGGAAGAATTGTTGTTGCTTCTGAAGTAACAGAGTCTACTAGTGTAATGGGCAGCATTACATATGCCAACCTTGAGATTGGAGCACTGACCGTAACTGACTGCCAAGGCATAAGTCAATCGGTTATCACATGTAGTGGCTCAACAAGAACGTTAGAAAATATCACTATCGACGGTGGTTCGTTCTAGTATTAACTAGACATTATAAATACAGGTGGGCATTGTCCCACCTTTTTTTGTATCAACTATGAATGAAACTGATTATAGAAGTCTGATTCTTGTTTATCAACAAAAGTCATCAGATCTGTTTTCTCAGACTGTTGCTTTAGAAGCGAAAGTTATGGTTGCTAACCAAACTATTGAGGCTCTCAAAAAGAAAACAGCAGAGCAAGAGGACGAATTGAATAAGTTAAAAACAAGAAAAAAATCCACACAAAAGACGGATAATTTATCTGCTGAGGAATTCTAATGGCAAAACCATCAACACGCCAAGGGCTTATTGATTATTGCTTGAGACGTTTGGGTGCTCCAGTGTTGGAGATCAACGTTGATGATGATCAAATTGACGACCTGGTTGATGATGCTCTTCAGTACTTCCAAGAGCGTCATTTTGATGGTGTTGAGAGAATGTATCTCAAGTATAGATTTACTCAAGCAGACCTCGACAGAGGAAGAGCATCAAATGAAAGTGGTAGCACAAATACAGCAGGTATTGTAACAACCAGTGCCACATCAACATCCATTAGTGGATATGGTACAACTACCTCAAACTACTACGAAACTTCTAACTTTATTCAGGTTCCAGACTCAGTTATCGGAATCGAAAGAATTTTTAAGTTTGATACCAGTTCCATTTCGGGTGGAATGTTTAGCATCAAGTATCAACTGTTCTTAAACGACTTATATTATTTTAACTCGGTAGAACTTCTTCAGTATGCTATGACTAAGACATACTTAGAAGACATTGACTTTCTACTAACCCCAGATAAACAAATAAGATATAACAAGAGACAAGATAGGTTATATCTTGATATTGACTGGCAAAGCATGTCTGAGAATGATTATATCATTATCGACTGTCACAGAATCTTAGACCCAGCAACATATAGTGGTGTTTATAATGATAGTTTCCTAAAGAGATATCTAACAGCACTCATTAAGCGTCAATGGGGTCAAAACCTCATTAAGTTTAATGGTGTCAAACTACCTGGTGGCATTGAGCTCAATGGTAGACAACTATATGATGATGCCGAAAGAGAACTGGCAGAAATACAGTCCAGAATGTCAATGGATTATGAACTACCACCTCTCGACTTTATTGGATAATGGCACTTAATCCCTTCTTTCTACAAGGTTCCTTTGGGGAACAAAGACTAATACAAGAGTTGATCAATGAGCAACTCAAAATATATGGTATTGAGGTAACTTATATTCCAAGAAAGTTTGTCAGAAAACAAACTATTATTGAGGAAATACAGTCATCCAAGTTTGATGATAACTTCTTACTCGAAGCATATCTCAATAACTATGACGGTTATAGTGGTGCTGGTGACATTATGACCAAGTTTGGAGTTAGTGTTAGAGATGAAGTTTCTCTGGTCATATCAAGAGAAAGATTTGAAGACTTCATTTCTCCATTTTTAGAAGGTGTTGATGAATCAGAAATTGAAGTCTATGATAGACCAAGAGAAGGAGACTTAGTTTATTTCCCATTGGGTAAGAGACTTTTTGAGGTAAAGTTTGTAGAGCATGAAAAACCTTTCTATCAGTTAGGTAAGAACTACGTCTATGAAATTCAGTGCGAACTCTTCGAATATGAAGATGAGGTATTGGATACTTCTATTGATGAGATAGATGAGGTTCTAGAAGATAAGGGATATATTGTCGATCTCACACTATTCTCCAGTGGAACTAGAGCAACAGCAACTGCTACCGTTGGAACTGGTTTTATCCAGTCAATCACACTGAATAATGATGGTTCTGGTTTTACCAGCACACCAACGGTTGCTATTACAACAGCACCTTCTGGAGGAACTAATGCTCAGGCAGTTGCTATCACAACAACAAGAAATAACATAACTTCTATCGAAGAGATACGTCTTGTTCATGCTGGTGCTGGATATACTGTAGCACCAACTATAACTATCACTGGTGGTGGTGGAACTGGTGCTGCCGCTACTTGTGGGATTCAAACTAATAAGAAGGGTGTTATTAAGGTTGTTGTCAATAATGGAGGTGCTGGATACTCAACCGCACCTAGTGTTACATTCAGTCTACCATCACTATCTCCACAAATACCAGCATCCGCTGTAGCAACCGTGAGTGCTGCTGGTACTATCAGTGCTATCAACATCTTGAATGCTGGAGCAGGTTTCTTCTCCACACCAACAGTCACGGTCGCAGCTGCTGCTACCATTGGTATTGGAACATATTGGTTCAACGAAGTTGTTACTGGTTCCAGATCTGGAGCATCCGCAAGAGTCAAAAACTGGGATACTGATACAAATATCCTCAGAGTTGGCATCACTTCTGGTGGTTTCTACCCTGGAGAAATTGTCACTGGTGCTAGGTCTGGTGCTGCTTATGAAATCAATGTGTCCGCTGCGAACACTGTTACAGATAAATATAGGCAAAATGAAGAAATTGAGTTAGAAGCAGACAATATTATTGATTTCTCAGAATCTAATCCCTTTGGTACTTACTAATGTTAGGAACTTATTACTATCACGAAATTATTCGTAAAACTATTATCGCCTTTGGCACACTGTTCAATGACTTGGACATTCACCACAAGGATGGTAGTGGGAATACTAATAGTGTCATCAAAGTTCCTTTGGCGTATGGTCCTGCCCAGAAGTTTCTAGCAAGACTTGAGCAGCAAGCAAACCTTGACAAACCTGTTCAGATCACTCTTCCAAGAATGTCATTTGAGATGACTTCTATTGAGTATGATGCTTCTAGAAAGACTGGTATTACTCAGACATTCCGTGCTGTTGACAATAACGACAGGATGAAGAAAGTCTTTATGCCTGTCCCATATAACATTGGTTTTGAGTTAAGTATATTCTGTAAACTAAATGACGATGCTCTACAGATAGTTGAGCAGATTCTACCTTATTTCCAACCATCATTCAATCTAACCATAGACTTAGTAGACTCAATCGGAGAAAAGAGAGATATTCCAGTTGTTCTGAACAGTGTCGGAATGCAGGATGACTATGAAGGAGATTTTTCCACAAGACGAGCACTAATATATACTTTACAGTTTACCGCTAAGACTTACCTCTTCGGTCCTGTTGCTGATAACCCAGAAGGTCTAATCCGTAAGGTTATTGTTGATATGTACGCAGATACCAACACACAAACTGCGAAGAGAGAAGTTAGATA